ATTTAATAAAATGATATAATGCTAATATGTGTACAACCGTAGAAAAATTTGGATCTGACCCCGCCACCCTTAAATGGCAAATAATTCGTGGAGACTCTTCTCTAATTAGAATTGACTTTTTACAAAACGACGAAACAACTCATTACGATACAACTGGATGGACTTACCTTGCCTCCGCATATGACCCTAAAACCGATATAATCGACCCTCTAACGGTAGTTTCAGGCTCAGGGTATGTACAGATAAAGGTAGATCCAAGTTTGTCCGCTTATTGGGGCTCTACGTACCGTTCTAACGTTGCTGAACTTATATTTGACTTAGAAGTTACAATCGATGATACTGTTTGGACACCAGTTATAGGAACTATCACAGTACTTGGCGATGTAAGTGGAACTCTATAATGCCAATAATTAAAATATCAAATATTAAAAATGATTTACCTCCTGTTATAAAAATAACAGATTCAGCAGGTTTGTCAAAAACCATAAAAATAAAAAAATAAATAATAGATTAATGATATAATAAATTAGGAGGAAGTATGTCATTTCCAGGTACTAAAAATTTTAATTATTATGAAGGCGACACTTTTGAGTTTGCCATTTATCCTAAAATAGCATCTGGTGCATCGTTTGATTTAAACGGATATTCCTCTTCATTTAATATTGCATCAGCAACTGGACCTTCACCATCATTTTTAGTTGGTGGAGAAGCAGAAATTAATGCACAAAAAACAAAAGTAACTTGTGTAATATTGCCGTCAGTAGGTAGACAGTTGGTTGCGGGAACAACATACTATTATGACGTTCAAATATCAAATGGTTCAGATAAAGTTTATACATTATTAAAAGGAACTATAAGCGTAGAAGCAGACGTAACAGGAGCATAAGTTGGCAGAGGTAGTATTATCAACAGAAGACTTATTGGTTCTTGGTGGGCCAGAACAGATTGACGTACAGATTGATTTTGGTCCCCAAGGAGATCGTGGAAGTTTAATATACGCATCAGTTGGTAATCCAAATGAAGCATTAACAATTGAAGGTATAAATCCAAAAGATTTATGTATAAATATTTTACAAACAGATGACAACTATTCATATCTATATCAATATAATGCTGGAATAGATGGTATATATCAATGGTATCCATTAATAAAACTAAATCCAAATCAATACCACGCAAATTTAAGTGGAACTTTTGTTGATGGAGAAAAAACTTTTAATATTCCAGTTGTAAATATAGTAGATTTATCTACAGCAGAAACCTTAACTAGTTCTAATTTTAATATTAATTTAAACATTCAAAATGAATATCCAGTGGCAACATCTTTTCAAGTTGGATCATTGATCACAGATCCAGAAACAGATACTTATGTTTTACCAATAACAGTAAATGCAGTTTATTTTGATGGATCAGATTGGTTAGATTTGAGTGGTTTAAAATCAGTACATTTCTCAATATCTATCGTGGTATAATGATGATGGTGATTAACAATGGCTGATACTAGTATAGGAAATCTTTATTCAACTAAAATTCCAGGCTATGACGATGCTGCAGATATTCAGGCTGCTCTAAGAACGTATCATTATGGATCTAGTACTTATAACACAGGAAATTCTGACGAAGAACAATTAGTAAATCCATCAATTGCCTATCATTTAAAAAATATTCAAGATTCAATAGATGCGATTAATACATTAGGCACTGGAGCCATAGCACAAACAACAATGCCAACAGGTAAGCCAGAAGGATACCTTTGGTTAGATACCGACTCTTCTCCAAACTCAACACCAACAAATCCAACAGCAATATATACTTCTTCAGAACCATCTACACCAACTGATGGAACTTTGTGGGTTGTAAAAGGATCAAGCCCCTTATTATTAAAAATTTATGATGATGGTGCTGGAATATGGAAAACAATAGGTGAATAATGTCTAATAATGATGAGATTTTACGAGAAATAGCAATTGCTAAATTAGTTGCACTAGGATTAACTGAAGCAGAATTAAGATCATTGGGGCTGAATGTATAATGGCAACATTAGATAATTCTGGCAAAGTTGCCTACGTCTATGACGAAGGAACAGATACCTGGTATGCAATCGGTGGCAATATTAATACTGGATCTAATTATGAATGGACTGGAACACATAGTTTTTTAAATAACGTTGTTTTTGAAGACCTTAATTCTGTAGTTCAGGCAAAGGCTGGAGTTAATAACTTTTTAAATCCTGCAGCAAGAGATGGTGCACTTACTTCTCCAGTAAGAGGAACGGTTTGTTTTATTAGACAAAATTCTGATGCTGTTGCTATTAATCAAATACAATATTATGACGGTACAAGATGGGTTCCACACGGAGGAATAGTTACACTTAATGCACAAACAGCCTCAAGTAATACTTCTTATGATATAAGTTTAAATGATATTGGAAAAACTATAACATTTGATTCTACTTTTACTTATACTATAAATATTCCAGCAAACTCAGAGGTAGCATTTCCAATAGGATCAGAGATAGATGTTTTTAGAATGAATACAGGTTCTGTAACATTTTCTCCAAATTCTGGTGTAACTATAAATAGTAAGAATTCAAACAAGTCAATTGCAGCAAGGTATACAGGTGCATCAATATTTAAAATTGACACAAACACTTGGCTACTTGTTGGTGATTTGATAGCGTAGGTACAACATGTTTGGTAAATTAGTTAAATATGTCGTAGCAAAAGGAATGAAAATTCTTCCCAACTTTATAGGAAGAACTAGTGCAACTGCACAATCTGATGTAGTTTCTGAAGGTTTTATTGTTGGAAATGTTACAGAATCACTATCTGGAGATGCTGGACAACAACCATATACAGGTCAAGTTGTTGATCAGAATCCGTCAGCAGCAACAATTGCTAATTATGAAACACCAGTAGATTTAACAATAAGGACATTTTCTTTTGCTCCATTCGGTGTTTTTGGATTTTCTCCATTTGCAGTATTTAGTTTTACACCTTTTTCAGTATTTAGTTTTACACCTTTTTCAGTATTTAGTTTTACACCTTTTAGTGTCTTTTCATTTACACCATTTAGAGTATTTGGTTTTTCTCCATTTGGATTTTCACCATTCAAAGTATTTGGTTTTTCTCCATCAGTCCCAGTATGTATAGACCAAGATACTCCAGTTTTAACAAAAAATGGTTATGTGTTGGCAAAAGATATTAAGATTGGTGATATTTTAATAACTAAAATATTTGAAGATTTACCAATAACAGATCACAATGGTTTAAAAAATTGGTCATCTGAATTAAACAAAGAATATCAAACTTTAGAATCTGAAGTTAAAAATATTCAAATAACAAAAGTTTCAGAAACAGTAATAGTTAATAGTGATAAATTTAAAAGATTTTCAACTCAAGAAGATATGTTAACAATAAGAGATGGAAAATTAAAATTTATAGTTTCTTCTGAGTTACAATCAGGAGATAAGATAGTTAAAGACATAGATGAAACAACTGTTCCTTATTGCAATATTGACTCTATTCAAATTGTAAAAGAAGATAGAGAAGTTTATGATTTTATAAGAGAGCCATTTGGATTAATAGTAGCAGATTCATTATATGTATACGGTGCCTACCCAATAGATTAATCTTTTGGAAACTGATACATAAACTCTCTAGTTTTTGATGTAATACCTTTCCAAGGTCCCCAATCATTACCACCATCACTCATAATATAAGCAACTTGACAATTAATAGATGGATTTAATAGTTGACTAGTGTAATCTAAATTATATCTTTCTTTTCTATCATCATTTAAAGCACCAATCATGTTGATTTGAAATAAACCATAAGAACTGTCTCCAGTTTTCTTATTACCGTTAAAGGCTAGAGCATTGCCCATTGATTCTTTTTTAACAATAGCCCAGGCTTCAACTAAATGCCTATCTTCAAATCCACAAGCAGATAGCAAAGTTTTTAATTCAATATCTGTAAATTGTCCTTTGTCCTGATACTCAGCAAGGGTCCTTACGTTATCTCTAGATGGTTTGTCTAGGTGATCTGGCCTAGAAAGCAAAAAAACCGCCTCAGCGGTAAATGTTGCATATTTATCGTTTTTCAGGTTAGTTTCAACACCTTGAGCATTAGAAATATTCAAGAATACTGAAAACAATCCAAGACTTGCGAGCAATCCTATTAAAAATTTTTTATCTTTTTTCATAGTTCTCTCCTAAGAAAACATGACACCCTTGGTAGGTGTCATATATCAAGTATAACATCTATTTGCCATCATGTCAAATTAAAAATGTTATATTAGTAAGATAATTAAAAAAAATTATTTAAAATGATATAATATTTATATGGCAACAGGATTATCAGGAACATATAACTTACCATTTCCACAGGTTGATGATTATGTAAATGTTCACGGAGATATAGAGTCTTTAACTTCTGCTTTAGATACAACCCTTGCTGGCCTAGGTCTTTCTTACATGAAGTTGGATGTTAAAAATATTAGCGGAACCTCAATTAGTGCTGGATATCCTGTATATGTAACTGGTTTTTCTATTAAAACTACTGTTGCAAAAGCATTACCAGAAACAACTGCTCCAATACTTGGATTAATGAGATCAACAACATCTAATAACGCTGATGGAGTGTGCGTGGTATCTGGAGTTCTTCCTGGAGTAAATACATCATCATTTGTAGCAGGAGATATTTTATACGTTAAAGATGGTGGAGGATTAACGGCAACACGTCCATCTAGTGGTGCTGGTGCAATTGCTATATGTGCATATTCTGATGCAACAAATGGAATTTTAGTAGTTACCGCTAAAGGTAACGGTACTTGGGGAGCATTAAAGAACGGTCTTTCATAATTATTTCTTCAAAGATGATATAATTATAATATGGCCACTCTTAGAAACTCTTCTCAAGATTTATATAACGTAGGTGCAAAACCCCCAACTGTTAAATGGACAGTAGTTCGTGGTGATACCTCAGCATTTAAGGTTTACGTAACAGATGATCTACAATCTCCCTTAGTAATAGAAGATTGGGACATTGCTATGAAAATTAAAAGACCAAATGATGTTGCAGATCTTGGAGTAATTACAGACAACGCAACCACTGTTATGGTTTTAAATCCAGCAGCAGATGCAGATGATTTAGATGGAGAATTTACAGTTAGACTTTTAGCAGAAGAATCACATAATCTTCAAACAGGAGATATCTTTGATATCGAGTTATCTAATGCAGATACAGTATGGACAGTAGCACAAGGTAGCATGATTATCCTTGAAGATGTAACTGATTAATGGCAACAGCAATTATTATTGATGATAATAAACAAAAATTAAGACGTATTGAAGCGTCAGATTATTACAAAACCAACATATCCTACAAACCCTGCACGGTAGAAATAAACTACACCATACCTTTTAGAATAAGATTTACTACCATAACAATAGAAGGATATGGTCCAAATAATGTACCACCAATACCCCTTCAAATAATTGGATTTAGCAACTATATATTATAATGTAAAAATCAAAATTATGTTATAATCTAAGTATGGCACAAGTATCTATTCCTACAATAAAATCACGTTATGAGACTGGCGATAGGCCATCTCAACAAGACTATGAAGATTTAATTGACACGACTTCTTCGCAGGCCACCAGATTAGGAACTTATGGAAATAATGATAACACAATTTCTGAAATAGATAATTTTACAGTAATAGATACATTTAATTCTACAGAATGGAGAGTAGTTAAATACCTTGTTTCAATTTCTAAAAAAACACAAGGAGATAACTACTACTATGCAACAGAGTTGACCGTATTGGTTGATGGGATAAATCTCAATGTAACCGAATATGGAACAATAGATAATGATGGGAATATTGGCACCATTGATATATCTAGATCTGGAAGTGTGGTTAGTTTAAACTTTACCCCACATCCAACAATCAAGCCAGTCACTGTACGTTACGCACGTATAGGACTTAAGGCATAAAAGGAGAAGATAAACAATGGCAACAGTAACAAAAAATTTCAAAGTAAAGAGTGGTTTAGTAGTAGAAGGTACCACAGGTACTATTAACAACTATGACATTCTTACAAAAAAACAAGATGATCAAGATTATCTTGTTGATCTTATTGAAGGTGCTGCTACCTCAGCAAGCACTGCTTTAAAAGTAGTAATACGTGATGCAAATGGAGATTTTGCTGCAAGAGAAATCTCAGCAGATCTTATAGGAGATGTTCTTGGTCAAGTATCAGATATCTCTAATCACGATACTGATGATTTAACAGAAGGTTCAATAAATCAATACTTTACAGCACAACGTGTAAAGAATGTTTTGACTGGATCAACACAAACTAACATTTCTATAACAGAAGTTGGTGGAGACTTACACATCACTGCAGAAAACGGTGTGGACGATTCTACAACTGATGATTTAGAAGAGGGCACAACAAACAAGTACTTTACAGAACAACGTGTTCGAGATGTACTTACAGGTGGAGATGGAATTTCATTTAATGATACAACTGGAGATATATCTGCTGATGTGTCTGGTGGTCTTCATATTGATGCTGCACAAATTAAAATTGATCGTACAACAGTAGATACTTGGTATGATGCAAACGGAGCAGCAAGCGATGTTGCTGGAGATCTTTCAACACACGAAGGTTTAACTTCTGGAGTACACGGAGTAACTGGTTCAGTAGTTGGAACAACTGATACACAAGATCTTTCAAATAAAAGATTTATTGATACAACATATTTTACAGATGGTGTAACAGTAAATGATGAAGGACAAATTTCTATTCTTTCTCCAAACCATGAGTTTGAGATTAAGGCTAATTATGGAGATCTTGATCTTAAAACAGTAGCGTCTGGTGCTGATGTTAAAATTATTTCAGATAGTGGAGATATAATCCTTGATGCAGATGGAAATTCATACATTGGTGGATCATCAGCAGGTAACGAGATTGCAACTCACTCATATGTAGATAACGCAATTTCTGGTCTTGACTGGAAGAGTGCAGTAAACCTTCTTGCTACCTCCGATGTTAACATGACTGGTTCAACAGGAACTTTGGTAATTGATGGACATGCAGCATTAGATACTAGTGATGTAGGATATAGAATCCTTCTTATTGATCAAGATGTAGATTCAGAAAACGGTATTTATACATATACCGAATCCACTGGAACATATACACTTGTTCGCACAGATGATACAGATACATTTGGAGAACTTGTTGGTGCAGCAGTATTTGTTATGGAAGGAACCCAGTATGGTCAAACATCTTGGGTACAGTCAAACCATTACATTACTGACTTTACAGGTCAAAACTGGACACAGTTCTCAGGTTCAGGTTCTGTAACAGCAGGAACAGGTATTACAGTAGATGGTCTTGAGGTTTCAGTAGATCGTACAACTGTTGATACTTGGTACGAACCAGCAGGTGCTATTTCAACACATGCTGATTTAACTTCAACACACGGAGTTTCTGGTAATATTGTTGGAACATCAGATACTCAAAGTCTTTCCAATAAAACAATTACAGATTCACTTCATTTTCAAGATGGCATAAATAATTATTCTGCAATTTATGCAAATGCAGATGATTTAAAAATTGATGGTAGTGATGATATAGTACTAACTACTAATAATGGCGACATTATTCTTAATGCAGATGGTACTTCATACCTTGGATCAGCAGCATCTGGAAATGAAATTGCAACTCAGCAATATGTAGATGACCAAGATACTGATGATGTAGCAGAAGGTACAACAAATCAATATTTCACAGCACAAAGAGTTAGAGACGTATTAACTGGTTCAACCCAAACAAACATCTCTATCACTGAAGTTTCTGGTGAATTGATCATTACTGCAGAAAACGGAGTAGAAGACTCTACTACAGATGATTTAGACGAAGGTACAAATAATCACTATTTTACCGATGCTCGTGCTAAAGATTCTGCAGCAGGTTTGTTAACAAATGCAACACTAACAAACATTACAATCACAGGCTCAGGTTCAGGACTTACTATTACCGCAGAAAATGGTGTAGCAGATTCTGATACAGATGATCTAACTGAAGGAACAACAAACCTTTACTTCACAGATCAACGTGCAGTAGATGCTCTTGAAGCAGTAGTTCCTAATTTCACTGAAATTGATGTTAATAGTGTTGCTAGACAAGTTGCAGCAACAGTAGAAGTTGCAACAGCAAGCACAATTACAGCATTCGATTGGGCAAAAGCATCATTTCGCTCAGCAGAATTTTTAGTAAAGGTTGCTTATAGCACACACACAGAAATATCAAAAGTTATGTTAACTCTTGATACTTCAGACAACATAGCAATTACAGAGTACGCAATTGTAGGAACAAATGGATCTTCATCCAGCATTTCTGCAGACGTATCTGGAACAGATGTAAGACTAAGAGTAACAACATTAAACAATAACTCAGATGTAACAGTTGTTGGCACATTGTTAGTTTAGTAAATAACTTAAGGAGGCTATAGTTTGACGACTAATAATAAAGACTTTAAAGTCAAAAATGGTCTTCTAGTTACCAATGGCGGATCCTTTGGTGGCAGCGTAGTAGTAGGTACACCTACACAAGATAATCATGCTGCCACTAAAGAATATGTAGATGATACGCTAGTTTCAACTGGTGGAATCCCATATTCAGAAAAGGGTGTTGCTAATGGTGTTGCAACATTAAATGGACTAGTTGTTGTTCCAGATGAGCAAATATCTTCTGACATAGCAAGAATGTCTCAAGTTTCTGCTTCATATAATTATGTTTATCAACAACTTGAAAATGTAAATGAAACGCTTACTCTTAGTGTGTATGATGCAATAAATAGTTCAAATTTTTATACAGACGAAAGTGTAACAGCATTAGCAAACACAATAGACATTGAACAGATTAATAATAACATTATAGATGGAATAGCAACAAGTGCATCATACACTGATGGTTCAATAGCACTTTATTCAAATTTAGTAAATGATGAATTTTTTGCTACAAATGCATTAATTAGCAGTGTTTCACAAGATTTATTAGACGTAAGTGCATCACTTTCTTTGTCTATTGAGGAATCTCAAACATCATCTGCTTGTTATGCTTATCAATTAATTTATGCAGAGGCTGAAGCCAGAAATACACAAGTTTTGGGTGCAATAAACACAGCAGCACAAGATTCTTTAGATAAGGTAAATGCTCACAATCTTTTAACAGAAAATGTACACGGAATAGTAAATACAGCACACTTAGTTACACTTGACGGCACACAAACACTTACAAATAAAACTATACAATCTCCTTTGGGAATAACTAAATCAGATGTTGGTTTAGGTGATGTAGATAATACCTCAGATTTGAATAAGCCAGTATCAACTGCACAACAAAGTGCTTTAGATTTAAAAGCAAACTTAAATGGCCCAACTTTTAGCAATACAGTAACTGTAGACAGTTTTGAAGTAAATGATTACATACATTTGACTCCATCAGCAAGTGCAAATTACCCAACATGGCAAGAAGGTAATTTTTATTATAGTGATGACGAAAAAACATTTATTGGTCAAGGCAGTGGAACAGATTTTGAAATGAGTTTAGGACAAAGAGAGTGGGTAAGGTGTAGAAATTCAACATTAACAACAATTCCTAAAGGTACACCAGTATATATAAATGGAGTACATATTTCTGGAGATCCAGTTTATGGACACTGCCCAACTATTGATATAGGAGATGCAACAGATGAAATTAAAACTAATATTATTGGATTAACTGGTGAAAGTATTAATTCAAACTCATTTGGATATGTTGTTGTTCGTGGATACTTAAAAGGAATAGATACTTCTGCACTCATTAGTGGTGGACGCTTTCATTTAGGTTTTGAATCTCCTGGACAAATAGTTGCAGATGCTCCAGAATACCCGAATTTCCCAGCAGACCTTGGAATTTGTTTAACATCAGACGATATTGATGGGTCTGTGTATGTTCATATTGTTGATCATGCTTTTGAAAGAATAAGAGTTACAGATGGTGCATATATTGATGGAGACTTAACAGTTGGTGGAGATTTTATATTAATTGGTTCTCAATCTGAATTACAATTAACTAATCTTTCTGTTTCAAATAATTTTATTTATTTGAATAGTGGAGATACCATTGGAGCATTAGGAACTACTTTCTCTGGAACTGGTGTAGATGATGCAACACTTGTTGGTCATTATGATGGAACAACAACTAAAACTTTTAAAGTTAAGATTACAATAAACGGTAGTGGAAGCAATCCAG